AGGATCATATTTCGGCACGACTATTCGCGCCGCGCCTTCTGACGCAATTCAAACTGAAATCTTTTTTCTTTGTAGTAAAGATTCGTCAACCAGCCCGCGAACGAAATCAGCGCACCAACAATTCCGCACATAGCCAATACAGCCGGCGAATTATGATTGAGCCACTGTGTCACGCCAGCAGCCCATGCGGTGAACGATCCAACAGCAACCGCCGCGCCGCCTTGCTCAGCAATTTTCGCAACCATCTCGGTTGTATTCGCCATGCGGAATCCAGAAATAAAAAAACCCGCCGAAGCGGGTGTGCAATCACTACAAGGAGTATGGCGCGCTCGCACAGACTGCAACCGGGCAAGGTCTATCGCGATCTGGCGAACGCATAAATCGGAGAAATAAAAAACCCGGCGCGGTGGCCGGGTTTCATTCTCAGCGGCGTTAACCGCAAGGTAGCGCATTTATACCCCTGCATGTCACACGATGCAAGCGTTGCGATTAAATATTTTCAACTTCGAATGCAACATCGAGCCAGTGCTCGGCTGCCTCGATACGGCGGGTCACAGTTTGATGACTAATTTTAATTTCGCGCGCAATCGAACGCACTGCCATACAGCCCTCATAACACAGTTTGATGCACTGATACTGCTCGTAATTGGTTTGCTTGAGTACTGCAACAACGCGATCAATACGCAGCGCCTGATCATCACTGATAGGCGCCGATGGTAAACCGCCGCCGCGCAGATCGCTCAACACATTGCCATAACCAAGCCCAATACCGCCACGCAACCATTTTCCCCAGCCTTCCAGTTTGTCTTGTGTCTCTCGCAATGCCATATCGCCCCCTAATAGACCCGATCACAACCCGACGTTTTACCCGACGTTTTAAATTTATAAGTCATTGAAAACAATTTAAAACCCGATGACCCGACCGACCCGATCATAATTTTTACGCGTGAGAAATATTTTTTCTTGATGGCGATTACATCCGTACGCCGAGATACACAATCACACGAGCGCGCGCATATACGCACGCGCGAGAAAAAAACGTCGGGTCGGTCGGGTCATCGGGTTTTTCCGAATAATCAAATACATAAAAAAATAAAACGTCGGGTCAATCGTCGGGTTTGTACTTCGAATCGTCGGGTTTAATACATTTCTGGAAATCCACAACGCATTCGCCCAGCCATTTCTTTTGTGCAACGCCTTCCGGCGGCTGACCAACTTGAATAAAAACACCTTTGCGCACGAGATGGCCACTGTCGTAATCCAAGTCGCGCCGCTTGCGCTCACGCTTACCAATATTCGAGCCGAATTTATTCAGCGTGATATCGCGCTCTCCATTCGCTGAGCACCAGCGTTTGTAGCATTGATATAAATCCGCGAGCAGACACGTCATATACGGCCAGTCTGTCGCACCAGCACGCCAATCGCGGTGGAATAAATCCCAGCCGTAGCGGCTGTAGTCGATCAAATCCTGCTTGGCATCGGTAATCGGCGGCTCGCTGTGTGTGTGAAAATCGCCGATATCCAGTGTGCGCAAATACGCGAGAAAAACCGCCACACCACCGTTGGTAATTTCGGCAAGCACCGCATTCTTTAATGCGTCGTCAAGCTTCTTGCGTGGCCACAACACCAACATGCGTCGATCTGAGGGGTCGAGGGGGAACGGCTGTGTCTCGTTCGACAAAAACACCGCATTCATGTGGTTGGCTTCTTCCCAGCCCGCCATATATTTTTTCTCGATGCGCTGCGTCTTGCCGGTGATCATCTGCTTCAGCTGACCGGTGTGTGCGAATTTGGTCGCACCGGAAAATATTTCCTCGAACAGCGCAAACAATAACTGTGATCGCCAATCGGTGTACTGACTCTCTAACTGATGCTGCCCGAGCGTCGCGCCATATTCGCCGTACATCGGCTTGATGACCTCTTCGAACAACAGCGATTTACCAGAGCCCTGCACATCGGAGTGAATCAATAGCGCGCTGGCCATCTTCGCGCCGACATGCTGCAGCGGATAAGCCAGCCAATACATGATCCACCAATAAATTTTCTCATCGGTATTCGTCAGGTGATAAATCAGCGTGCGGATATTCGCGCAGCGCTGCCACTCGCCAGCCGCATCGTCGATCGATTCGATGGGCAGCCCGCGAAATGTATTAATTCGTCCCGCTTGGTCGAGAGGGCCACCCGGATCAAACACCAGCGCACGCTCATCGATATCGCGCCTGCTCGGATGCTTCAGCCAACCATCGAACACATCGGCAATCGCCAGCTTCAACGCGGACACAGGCACACGCTTGCGCTCGGCCACATCCCACGCACTGTCGGTCGGGTAAATATAAATATAGCGGTTGAGCGATTCGCTCAGCCCCCCACGCCCCCTTAACTGCGCGGCGGCCGCGAATGCAGCAACGTCGTCCTGCATAACGGTTGCACGCGCATCGTGCTGCATCCACGCCTTGAAACACTTCTCGCCCCACCAATCGCGCGCAGCACCTTTTTTGATGAACCGAGATTCGCGTGCGTCCCATATTTTTCCATCGGGCATGGCCAGTGAAAAACGTTCGAGTAATTCCGGCATCGAAAACCGCGCGATTTCATCATCCGAGGGGCGCGGGGCTTTCTGATCCGCACTATTCGACGGGGGCGCAGATTCAACAGAGGGGCGCGGGGAGCTATCGATTAATACATCGGTTTCCAGCGCCGCCAACAACTGCATGCGCAATACATCGATACCGAAATTAACATGCAGATCATTTGCATCGGTGAATTTCACGGGCGCGGCTCCATCAATTCGCCACAATCATTTACCGATACATAATCACGATAATAAGTTTTACGTGCCGGGTCGCCGTGCATGAAGCCCCAGCGGTTGCGTCGACGCCCCATTATGAATAGCGTCCACACGCCATCCGGCGGAACTATATCGATACGGTGAAAAGTCTCAGCGGTAGCGCCTTTCGTTTCGCCCGCATCGCGCCAAACTTTTCGCCCGAACACATCCTCTTCGATATACCAGCCACGCAAAATAATTGTGCGCCAATTCCACGGATGGTCATGCAGATAAGGATCGGCATCGGGCAGGCGAATATGATGAACTCGAACAGAAAACGGCAAATTCCACTCGAACGGAATCAACCAGTACCGATACATGTAATCGCCGATGTGCAAATAGGGGCGACGCATAGCGATGCGAATAATAAAATTTGCAAGGATCGGCTTTGCGCAGGCTCTAGCCACAGCACACCAAAAATAATCACGCATCGAGCTTTTCCCAAATACGATTGACGATATGATTTTGTCTTTCACTTAGCTCGTAATCGTCCGGCTTATCGGCCAAATCACTGACAAAGTCGTGCTCCCACTCAGTCAGTTGTTCATTCGCATCAAGCGCCCGAATAATTATTTTTTTCTGTAACCCATTCATCACGCCGCCCTCCGCTGCTCAGCAGCATCAAAATCCGGCACCCACAGCAGCGCACCGACTGCTTGTGCAGCTTCGGTGGCTTTCGTCACGCCGGGATTACCTTCGGTGTGCGCGTCGTCATCAGCGCAGATAAGGATTTGCCAATCGGGATATTTCGCGCGCAGCGCTTGTGCGACCGGCAATAAATTGCCAGCGTCGAACGCAACCACTACCGGCAATTCGAACTCCGTTGCCATATGAATGCTGGCAGCCGTTGCATAACCTTCGGCAATGGCAAACGGTACGCCTGCTGTGATTTCGCCAATCAAATGAAATGCACCGCGCTTTGGCGTGCCGGTTAAAAACTTTTTATCGCCACTCGCGTCGATAAATTGCAGGCCAACGAGCGCGCCATCGATTCTGCGTACTGGCACTACAATCGAACCGCGAGAAAATCGCACACCGAATGCGCGCACTTTTTTGCGCGTCAGATAATCGGATTTTCCGCTATCGGGCAGCTTTGAAAAAATACGCTTTGCGCGCACTGCAGCATCGGCTGCACGCTGCTGCTTTTCTTTTTCAGTTTGCTCGCGCATCTGCGCCTGACGTTTCGCAAATTCGGCCTTTTCTTCGTCGCTAAGGGGCGGCAGATCAAACTGAACTTTAAAAACTGTATCGCCGTGGCGCTTGTAATTGCCATAGCTACCGACGATCACCGTTTGGCCGTTGCGCAGGCGATATTCCGTCAACACATACCATCCGGGCTTTTTTGCGCCCTTGCTGCCTTCAACTTTGCAATGCTCAAATTCCCCGGTGATCTTCAAATCACCGTCGACGATCAACCCCGCAGATTCAAGCTGCGCATGAACATCTTGCATGGCAGCGACCTCAGGCAGCGATTTTGCGAATAAACGTTTGCTTGTTTTCGATCAAGTGCGCGATACGCCGCGCCGCTTCCAATGCTTTATTTTCTATCCGCGTTATCTCGCCACCGGGCAGCACCCAGCATTCGCGTTTTTTATCCCAACAGATAACGCCTTCGCCCCAACGTTGATCGAAGGGATGGCCATACGGCTCTGCGATCTTCAACTTACTAAATGCGCCCATCGTTTCGCCCTTATTGTTTGTTGGCATGGATCGTGGCGCTGCCGTTAAGGTTGTTGCGGCAACACTCAAACTGGTGACAACGCCACGATCGATGCGAACAGTGGTTATCGTTTTTGTTTCTTTGCTAGCTGCGCTTGCAGCACGGCAATTTCTTTTTTTAATTCGTCCTCATCGGACGTCGTCAGATATTTTTCGACCAGATAAAAAAGCGGCTTTTTATCCGCCGTCACAGCAATGTATTTTTCCAGATCGTCGAGCGTAAACCGCCGCGAATCGTCGGGACTTTGCGCCAACTTGCGGGAAAGATCAGACGGCGAATAATCCATATCAGCGGCAATTGCCTTCTGCGCCCTACCGAGCTGATGAACCCTTGCGGCGATGAATTCGCGACAACTTGCGTAGCTTTCTATTAATCCGGCATCGAAATTCAACGTTAATTGCACTTCTTGTTTCCCCCACTTTCCTTCAATTTCCCCTAGGAATTGCAGCCAAATAAAACCGCCTTCTCGGAGGCGGTTAGGGTTAAGCAGCTGCAGGCCGCGCGTTGTCTCTCAACCACTGAGCCGTAAACGCTCCGCCGCTGCTGGCCGCAAGCCTCTCGGCATAATCTGTCTCACCGGTGTACTCAGTACGAGGCAAAGCACCGCGGCTAAGTAGGCGGTAAACGTAGCGGGTTGAAAAACCGCAAATCTCAGCAGCTTTTTGCGGTCCGCCCACACAATCAATGGCGTGTTTCAAAGGGTCCATATGCAACCTAAAAGTGAACTTACGGTTCATACTAGACCGGAACTGATAGTTCCTGCAAGCCGTTTTATATTTGAACCTATGGTTCAGAATCCGGAAGAAAAAGCCCGCCGCGCCTTTGCTGGCAGGCTGAATAAAGCTCTCGATAAGATGACTGATGGCCCGCCGAGCCACGGCCGTGCAGTTTGGCTCGCGGATAAAATGGATGTATCGCCAAAGGGCGCTGGGAAATGGCTGAACGGAGAAGCAATGCCAGAGACAGCAAAGCTGCCGAAACTCGCAGAAATTGCTAAATGCTCGGGCGCCTGGCTTTTGTTTGGGGACCCTGCGCACACGCCAAAGGTCGCTGAGCCTGAGCAGGTTTACGGCGCACGCGAATACCCACAGGCATACAAAGTTTACGAACAGCTCGCGAAACTAGAGCGTGAGAAAAAAATAACCGCGCACCTGATCACCGCCATAGAAGCGATGCTAAAAGCAGCGGCGCCGGCCACTGCAATTCCCGCCACACCACATACCAACTACACCGTCACCGGTTACAAAGAGCCGGTCGATCTAGGCCTGGACGATGACGCACAACTTGGAGATCTGACGGACTACTTGCAAAAAGCAGTGGAGGCACTACAAAATTTCCGCGCCCGCAAACAACCGGCCGAACCGCTACCCATCAAGGAAGCAACAACGAAATAGCCTTAATCGGTAGCACTACAATTTTTAAAAATAGAAACCACAAGGATTTTTCCGTGAAAAAATCACTGATTGCCCTCAGCCTATGCACCCTGCTCGCCGCCTGCGCCACACCCTACGATCAGAAAAAATCCGCCTGGACGGGCGGCATGGGATTTTCCGAAACGCAGCTCGCACCCGATGTTTGGCAGGTCGATTTCACCGGCAACACCTACACCGATCGCGACACCACCAAAAAATTCGTGTTGCGTAAAGCTGCCGAGATCGCCACACGCGAAGGCTATCCGTATTTCGTGCAGGTTGAAGCGCAAACCAGCAAAGACACCGTTGGCGCCACCAGCGCCGGTTATTTAAGCGGCTTCGGCGGCGGCCAAACGTACGCCGACAGCCATACGGGCACGAATATGACGGTGCGGCTGCTGAAATCGAAGGACGGCCAAACCGGCGTGGTCTATGACTCATCCTTCCTGCTCTCATCAATCCCGATAAAATAATCAAGGAGCAGCCATGGAGACCTCACCAACACTTTATGCATTGTTAATTATTTTTCTGCTCATTCTTGCAGTCTTATGGTGCTTATTGCCGTTTGCGGTGTTCGGCATCAAAGGCAAGCTGGATCGCGCCATTAAACTAGCCGACGAAATGAACCTACGGATGGCATCCATCGAGAGAGCCATTCGTAACCAACCTGATCCCCCTCCCCAAAAAGAAGAAGTCTACGACTGCTAATACCTTTCAAATGCTAACCAGCCCGCCCCGAGCGGGCTTTTTTTTGTCCCACACAAAATAATGAACTTTTAGTTCTTGACAACAGTGAACTTACGGTTCATATTTTCACGCAGAGACGATTAATGGACCAGCAAAACATGCCAGTCATGGACCAAACAGCCAAGGGGCACCGCAAGCAACAAGCCTTCGATATGGCGAAAGCCTTCGCCGGCGGCCTCGCAGCTCGCATACCACCGGGCGATGCGATCGATGCCGATGCGCTGACCGACGCCGTTGTGCAGCTCACCAAAATGCAGCTCGACAAACTGCGCAAAGCAAAAATTATTTGAGGCCAGCAAATGTCCATCACACGCACAAGTCTCCGCCACCCGACCTTTAAAGCGAAATTGCAGGCCGCTATGCGCGAAGCCAGCAACCACAGCCTGATTGAAGCGGTGGGTGTGCAGCACGTCGGCAGCATAACCATCCGCCATACCCGCCCCGTCGGCGGATTCCGTTTCATCGAGACACCCAACCGCGACATCACCACCACGGTGTTGGCCGCACTGAGAGAGTCATAACAATGAATACGCTTCTGCAATCACAAACAATTTCACTGCCGCGTCTCGGCCAATTCAGCACCGAAATGCACGGCATCTTTATCGGTGTTTGCCCCGGCCAAGACGGCCAATCCGATTACGCACTGCTCGCGTATGACGACGAGCGCACGCTGTTTAAAGACGTGCAATGGGGTGAGTTTGGTAAATCAATCGAGCACGCACGTTCGGATTGGGATGGCGCTGGCAACACGCTGGCGATGGCGGCCGCCGGTAGTCAGCTTGCAAAAAATATCGAGGCTCTCGAAGTCGATGGGATAGCCGGCTTTTATCTGCCAGCCCGCCACGAGCTGCGCATGATCAAGTTAGTCGCTCCGCAATTAATCACTGACGACTGGCACTGGTCGAGCACGCAGTTCTCCGCTCTCACCGCGTGGTGTCAGAGCTTCGATGATGGCACCCAGGACCTCAGCGGCAAGCACTACGAGCTTCGTGCGAGAGCCGTCCGCAGATTCCTCATTAATTCAGTCATTCAATAATTTTCTGTTGGGCGCGCAGCGCCCTCGCGCGATTTTTTTTGGAGATTGAAATGCGCACATACATGAGCCGCAACAACCTTTGGATCAGCGAGATTCGCATTGGCGACGTGCTGTGCATCTGCGAATCGAATAATCGCCGTATGGCACGTCGCGGCGCGCTGTCGATGGCACGCAACCGCGCGAGGGTATGCGCATGATCGTGCTCGGTCTCACCGGCCCAGCCGGTTGCGGAAAATCAACGCTCGCGAAATATCTGGTCGAGCAGCACGAGTTTGTCGAAATCGCGTTTGCCGATCCAATCCGCGACATGCTCGCCGCGATGCTGCGCATTGATCGTGATCCGTTGCTGAAATTATTGGCCGATCGCGATTACAAAGAATCGCCGCTGCCGGATGTCGGCGCCAGCCCGCGCAAATTAATGCAAACGCTCGGCACCGAATGGGGGCGCAAGCTGATCAATCCTGATCTGTGGCTCGCGCTCGCGGCACAACGCATTGAGTTTATCGAGACTGCGCTGCGCCATGAATATCGCGGCATCGTCATCAGTGATGTGCGCTTCGAGAACGAAGCAGATTTCGTCCGCACGCGCGGCTTGCTACTGCATATATCCCGCCCCGATATCACGCCAATCGATCAACACGAAAGCGAAACCGGTGTGCATGTACACCACCGCGATCAATTCGTTCTGAATGCCACCATTGAGCTGATGTATCGCCAAGCTGATGGCTGGGTTTCGGATCTGCAAGGCAGGGCAGCGGCATGAAAGTACAACAGCAGCTGGTGCATCAGATCACCGATATCGCCATGGCGATATCGCTCTCGCAGGCGGCGATGGTGAATGTGGAATTTTCCAGCGTCGCCAATCATCTGCGCATCACCGTGCAATCGCAGCCGTTTGCCAAACCAAAAATCGATGAATGCATTGCGCTGTGCGAGCCGGGCGATTCCGAATTAAGCAAGCGCCGCACCGAAGCGCGCCTGCGCGAAATCATCAAAACCCTGCAAGCCATTCAACTGCGCGGTGAAACACCGCCACCGGTGGCCGCGTGAAACGCCCGACCATTCGCGAAGCGGCGCACCAGCTCAATGTGTGCGATCGCAAACTTTACGACGCACTGCGCCGTGCGAATGTCATCGGCACCAACAATATCGCGCTGCAGCATTACCAGCGTGAAGGATTTTTCGTGAATGAATTTCGCGGCTACAACTTGCGCGGAACTCGCATAGCGCGGCAGTACCCGGTGAGCACGGTTACCGCTGCCGGCATGTCGCTGTTGCAGGAAATCATTGATGCAGAAATTGGAGCCGGCCGCGAATTACGAAGCAGCCATGCAGCGCATCAGAGAGCTACGCGCGCAGGGTAAAACGCCTGCGATGGTCGATATCGGTTATGAACTTTTTGTGGAGTATGACGACGATGCTGCAACGCGTAAAACACAACCAGATGCTGCGTAACGCCAATCGCCTTCTCGAATTGCGCGATTCCGTACGGAAGCAATTGGGCGATCAATACGCCGATCACACCGCCCCGTTCACTCCCTTCGTTGCTATCGAATATCAGCACTGCGGCTGCCCGCAATTAGCCGCGACGCGCGTACTTAGAAAACTCGATTCACAGTTGCAAAACGACCTCGCTGTTAAACGGCTGGTGATGTGCGCTGCACTCGATGTCGCCGTTGAAAAAGTTTCGCTTCCACTTGCCGGCTAAAGGATTTCGCTATGAATCCATTAATGAATAAACAGAGCCCACGCGGATTGTTAATCGCATGCTTTTGCGTTGCATTGATTTACGCATGCAGCATCGCGTTGTGGATTTTGAAGTGATTCTTATCGCCACCTTCGACAGCGCCGTGAATCACGAAACGCCGCGCTGGCATCGGCCAATGCCGGCCGGCGCGCAGCGATGGGCGTTGAAATTGTGGGCACTGGGCGCCAACGGCGAAAAGCACGAAAGCCTGTCGATATTGAAATCGGCCTGCAATTACACCGATCTGCGTAAACAGCATATCGAAGCAACCATTGATCAAATGCGCGAAGCCTGCGGCGGCGTGCGTCGATTTAAATTCTGGCTCTGGAAGGCACGTTGAGCCGATAACCCCAACCAGGAAATAATCATGCAAGCATCACAACTCCCCGCTATCGGATCGCCATTGGAAGGCGGGTTTTATGCAGGATTGATTCGCAACAATAATGAAACCTACGCGCTCATCGTCGCACCGAAAAACGCGGGCGAACACGAGCCGGCCGAATGGGGCGAGTACGGCAAAAAGATCGACGGCGCTGGCAGCGTATTCAATGGCCGCGCCAACACCATCGCAATGGCGGAAGCTGGATACGCAATTGCGCAATGGGCTCTGACGCTCAAAATAAATGGCTTCGACGATTGGTATTTGCCAGCCCGCGACGAGCTGGAAGTCATTTATCGCAACCTGAAACCTACCACCGAAGAGAATTACACCTGGCGCAGCGGCGAGAACGTCAGTGCGGTGCCTCCGACTTACGCCTATACCGAGCAACTGCCGCCGCAAACTAGCGTGGAAGCGTTTCAGCACGGCAACACGGACGCCTTCGAAGACGAATGGTACTGGACCAGCTCGCAGGGCTCCGCTCACACCGCGTGGTGTCAGTACTTCGCTGATGGCAGCCAGCTCAACGGCGACAAGACCAACGAGCTTCGTGCGAGAGCCGTCCGCAGATTATTAGTTATTCAGTAATTCAATAATTTCTCTTTCGGGCGCGCAGCGCCCTTCGCGCAATTTTTTTGGAGAGCGCCATGACCAATGAAACGATGTTCGAATTTGAGTACCACAGAGCGCGCATTCAGTTGCCGCCAGCAGTCATCATTCAAAACTTTCTCGATAGCGTGCAACGCCAACCCATAGAGCTGGAGGTTTTTGGTAGCAATAGCACGCCAGCCATCGGTGAATATTGGTCAGGCCAAGGAGGTATCTATGCCGGCCTGATGCGTGGCGAAAATGGCGCACCGGATTATCACCTGATTGTGCCAACCGACAATGCAGCATATGCCAAAGAAATAACGTGGGGCGGCGCCGGTAAAGATGAGCCCGGAGCGCAGTCCGACTTTGACGGCCTCGCGAACACGATAGCGCTGTGCAAATCGAAACACAGTCACCCTGCCGCCGAAAAGATGACGGCGCTCACCATCGATGGTCATAGCGATTTTTATTTACCCTCGCGACGCGAGCTACGTCTTTGCTGGGTGAACGTGCCCGAGCTATTCGAAGATGGATGGTACTGGTCGAGCACGCAGTACTCCGCTCACCACGCGTGGTGTCAGCACTTCGGTGTTGGCGGCCAGAGCAACGGCGGCAAGGACGACGAGCGTCGTGCGAGAGCCGTCCGCAGATTCATTAATAATTCAGTTATTTAATTATTGGTAGGGCGCGCAGCGCCCTTCGCGAGTTTTTTCAGCATGGCATTACACCACCGATTGCCAATTTATAAAGTTGCTTACGACTTGCTGAGCATGGCCGCTGATATCACGCGCAATATTCCGCGCGATTTAAAAGCCGGGCTCGGTCGCAAGGTCAACGATGAGTGCGTCGAGCTATTGGTTTTAATTGCTCGCGCGAATTCCGCTCGCGATAAATCTCCGCATTTGGATGAAATCATCGAGCGCGTTCAGGTCGTGGAATTCCTGTTGCGTGTTTTCAAAGACAAGCAGTTTATCAATGTCCCCAAACATGCCGCCGCAATTCAACTCACCGACTCGATCGGCAAGCAAGCCAATGGGTGGAAGAAAAATGCAACCGCGCCTGCTGCATGAGTGTCACGGCGCTCATGCCCGTGCGATTTTGAATCTGGTTGTGCCGCTGGCCCAACAGGCCACCGCCACGCGCATCAGGGATACTGCCAGCAATGAGCTGGGCTGGTCTCGCGCAGTTGCCACACTGATCGGTGCAAACCTTCGGCGTGGCGACGTAGATAGCACAACTATTCGCAGTACTCCGCTCACAACGCGTGGTATCAGAACTTCGATGATGGCAACCAGAACAACAACGACAAGAACAACAAGCTTCGTGCGAGAGCCGTCCGCAGATTCAATTCAAACTAGCCATGCTGATTTTTTATTCGAGGATCTGTTGCAGGCATATTTCGATTGCCGAAAAAGCAAACGCAATAGCCGCAGCGCGCTCGAATTTGAATTAAATTTAGAGCGCAATCTGATCGAGCTATATGAGGAGCTAATCACCGGAACGTATACACCCGGCCGATCAATTTGCTTCGTCATCACCAGACCGAAACCACGCGAAGTTTGGGCCGCCGCATTCCGCGATCGCATCGTACATCACCTGTTGTATAACAAAATTTCACCGCGCTTTTACGCCAGCTTTATCGCCGATAGCTGCGCATGTATACCCGAGCGTGGCACCCTATATGCAGCGCAACGACTCGAATCGAAAGTGCGCAGCGCAACACAGAACTGGTCAAAACCAGCCCATTATCTGAAATGCGACATCGCGAATTTCTTTGTAAGCATCGACAAGGATTTACTACGTGAGCAACTCGCCGCGAGAATTACCGAACCGTGGTGGCTCGCATTAACTGAGCTAGTTTTGTTCCACGATCCACGCTGCAATTATGAACTGCGCGGCGATCCCAAATTGATTGATCGGGTACCGGCGCATAAGCGACTTACTAGCCAACCATCGAACCGCGGATTGCCGATCGGCAACCTGAGCAGCCAGTTTTTCGCGAACGTATATATGGATGCGCTCGATCAATTTGCCAAGCATCAGTTGCGCGCTCGCCATTACATTCGCTATGTCGATGATTTCGTGCTGCTGCACGAATCACCGCAATGGCTAAACAACGCGCTGGCGCAGATTGAAGCCTTTCTACCGGCACGACTGGGCATACAACTCAATCCGAAAAAAACAATATTGCAACCCATCGATCGCGGCATTGATTTTGTTGGCCATGTGATTAAACCGTGGCGACGCACGACCCGCCGCCGTTCGCTCGAACAAGCGATAAAGCGCGTTCGCGCCGTCGACAATGCAGACCTGCGCGAAACGGCAAACAGTTATTACGGATTACTGCGGCAAGCGAGCCACAGCCAACACGATCGCGCGCTACTGACGAAGGAAATTTTGCGGCGCGGCCGCGCGGTAGATTTGCGGATGACAAAAACTTATAAGGGCCATGCATGGACAAAATAACTTATGAAGAAATTGCCGAACTACTTCTAGGCATGGTAGTTCAACATTGTCACGAAGGCCCCGATGGCGTTTATGACAGTGGCTTCATTGGCATCAATGCGGAGGCAATCAGGGCTCTGTGCGACGTTGGCGTGATGACCGCGGTGCACGATGGCGGAGGACGCTGCATACAAGCCAGAATTGGCGGCGAAATCATAGATCACGCAAGCGAACCGTTACTCGCAATTGCATGCGAGCCAGCGAGGAATGATCCGTGAGCAAAAAAGCAGTTTTGAAAAGCTATCCAGATGCTTACTCAGCAAAAGACATCGACGGTTTTTGGCACATCTGGACACCGACAGTTCGCGGCACTCTCAATGACGCGCGATACGAAACACGAAGCGCGGCCGCCGCATGGAAATCTGCGGCGGAAAGGTGCGTTAATCGGCACCATTCATCTCTACACGAGGATCAGCGGTGAGCAGCTATTTAAGTCGCGCCGAGCTTGCCGATCTGGTCGGCTGCAAGGAGCGCAGCACCGCCTGCATGCGGCGGTGGCTAGATCGGCACGGTTGGATTTACGAGCCTAATCGCGCTGGCTTTCCGATGGTTAGCCGGCGATATCATGATGAGCGTATGCTTGGACATATCAGCATAACCCCACTTTCCGACGAACCCGATTTTTCAATCTTCAAGGCTGCATAATGGTACGCCGACGCGCCACACCGGATGGCCTTCCGTTTCGCTTGTTCGAACGCAAAGGCACGAGAAAATATTCCATTGGCTATAAACTACCGGATGGAAAATGGGCATTTCGTTTGGCCGCCCCCATCGTCAATAAAGCGCGCGTCGCGCAAATCCGCAAAGAGGCGATCCAACGCGCCAATGAATTGAATGGCGAAAAGCTGGAAGTCGGCTCGATCGCGGCGCTAATCAGCGATTATTTCGATTGGCAAGACGCGCTCCCCGAGCAGGATGAACGCAAAAAAGCAGCCGGCACGCTAACGGAAAACAAGCGCGAATCAAAAAACCTGATTGCAGTATTCGGCAAGATGGCGCCGGCAGCGCTGAAAAAACGCCACGGCTATCAGTATCTCGATGCACGCGCTAATGCCGGTGCCCCAGCAAAAGCAAATAAAGAACTGGCACTGCTGTCCGCCGTGATTGAATACGGCATCCGTACCGGCAAGGTCGACATCAGCGACAACCCCTGCCGCAACATTAAATACAATCCCACGCAACCGAAAACCAAACTCGTGCAGCGCCGCGATCTCGATTTCGTGGTCGAGGTTGCGCGCAAACGTGGCGGTAGTTACCTAGTGATCGCACTGGCGCTTAAAACTGCATACCTCGCGCTATGCCGCCCCAACGAAACGCGCACGCTTCGCCGCAATTACCGCACCGAGGCTGGGCTGGAAATTCCTGTCGGCAAGCGCAAAGCCGGACAGGCACAAAAAACGAAGTTAGCCGAGTGGTCACCCGAGCTGAAAGCAACGATCGACGAAGCCATCATGCTGCAGCGCACCAGCGGGGTATATATCTTCGGCAACACATCAGGTCAGGTTTATTCGATCGGCGGCTGGGCAACGATCTTGAGCCGACTCATGGTGCATTGTGAGACAGAAGCGGCAGCTCGAAATATTGAGTTCGAACGCTTTACATTGGTTGACATGCGACCGATGGGCACGACTAAAAAGAAATCGCGCGGCGACACCGACGTGATCGATGCGACCGGACATGCAGATGACAGGATGGTTGAGCAGATTTATGATCGGCGCCGGGTGCGGAAATTCACCCCGTCGGAGTAATAAAGACCCGCCGCATGGCCGACGGTGTTAGGAATGAGTTAGGAAACATATTCCAAAAACTAGAGTTATATTCCAAAAACAGGAGCGCGCAGAAAATCAGGGTTTGTAAGACGTTGATTTAGAAGATGAAATTGGGGTGGCTGATGGGGATCGAACCCACGACCACAGGAATCACAATCCTGTGCTCTACCGACTGAGCTACAGCCACCATTGAATCGAGGGCCTGTTACGGAATTGGTGCGCCCAG